CACAAGATGATCAAACGAATGAGGAGCAAGAATGAAACAGTGTCCTCCCTGCCACGGGAATTGCAATCAGGGCCGAAGCTGTCCAAACAGGAGCAAAAATGATTGATAGATTAGACATTATCCGTATGGCACAAGAATCTGGGTTCATGGAGGCCAGCCACCCGTACAACCCTTGGAGCGCCCATACAGATCAAATTGAAGCCTTTGCCGCCCTTGTTGCCTCGCATGAGCTGGAAAAGTGCGTTGCGATAGTGCTAGACAACAGCGATGCTGAGGGCATCTGCTGTACCGATGATGTGCTTGAAGCCTTCCGACAAAGGGGAGAGAAATGAAAGTCTGGATTGATCCACCCGAAGGCTGGCGTTACGGATTTCCCAAGGTCTGGGATACCGATCTGCACGACAATCTGCACCATTGGCTAAACGACCGCGGTTACCCGCCGGAGCTGCGCGACCAATACGGTGAATATTTCTTCGTCCGGCAATGGTCCGTCAGAGACGACCCTCTAGGAATTTAAAGCGCAGACACGTCGATGAGCTGGCCCCGAAAATCCAGTATTCCTTCGGCGTGTTTAATCGCTAATTCCGGAAACAACAGCCGGGAATCTCGGAATGTAAGCACGGAAAATCCGGAACGCCAGTTGACCGGATTGTCCTCAAGGTAGTCGTTGAACTGCTTCCCGTCGATGTCTGCCAATGTTCCGGTATCGACCCCATATCTGTTTCCCCGGTAGTCACTATACGGGGTGCATTTCAACGAATGCAGATGGCCAGTGACAATGCTGATGCCAGCGCCCATTGTGTTTGTATGAGTTGCATGGATGCCGTTCTTGTACCTGTGCTTGACCACCACATCATCAGTCAACCAGCAGCTCCAGCACGGATGCCACGCTTGGAAGTGATCTTTTAGCGTAAAGCCAGCCACGCCCTCATAGCCTGGCGCATTAGCAGCCAAGAAGTTTTCGAACCGAGAGTCGTGGTTTCCCAATGGCCATATGAGCTGGACGTTGTGGCGAGCTGCTTTGGCAACCGCCTCAATCTCTGCTAGGGCCTCCTGGCACGCTGTAAGCTCCTCCTTTACACTTGGCTGCTGAGTCCAACCGATTCTCGGGAATCTGCTGATCGCGGCTCCGTCAAATGCGTCTCCGTTGTTGATCACAGCGTAAGGTTTGAGCTGGCTGATCGCCCAGAGCAATCCCTTGAACGCCGTGGTGCGCAGTCCTGGCCAGAAGTGAGCGTCAGAGAATACGATCACCACCCCATCGGTAATGCCGGCATGATGCCGTGCTTTTGTCAGATGATGGGTTTGCAGATGATCAAAGTTTCGAGCCATTGGTGCCGCTGCCTCAAGCTTGATCTTGAGCTTTGATTCCAAACGCCTGCGATTGTTGTGTGCCCATCGCTCGGTGAATCCAAAAAAATCGGCAACCTTTGAAGCACTTTGGAATTTCTGCCATGCAGCCAGAAAATCCTCATCGGAAAGTTTCTGTTTTCCAGGCATTTTTAGCACCATTCGTTTCGTTGGTGCTAAATACCACGCTCAGATTACGGTGTCTAGTGCCAACTGATTGTTTTATATATTTTTTTTCGCGTATTCTTCAACAGCGTTAACGCGACGGGTCCAGCCCTTGCCAAAGACTGGATACGCTTTCAGTTTCTCAAGAAAACGCAGCCTCAGATCGCTGTAATCATCAATCAGATCTGCAACCTTTTCACGCTTCACCGCTGTCAGGGTAATTGGACCGATCACCCCATCATCATCCACGCCAACCACGCGCTGCAAGAATACGATTGCTTGTTTGGGTCCGCTGTTGACCGCGCAATCAAAGACGCAGTAGTCAAGACCAGCCGGCAGATCATCGCCCCAGACCTTGTTCCAATAGCGCCCACGGTAGAGCGGTACCACGTCAGAGACGTCCAAATCGCGCATACACTGCTCGTCGACACTCTCACCTGTCCAGTCCTCCCAGACGCGCTTAGTGACGCCGTGGTTGGTCATTCCACCAGGGTCTGATGGATGGTTGCAGTACCCGCCCTCAAAGCCGAGCGTCAGATCCAGCGCTTTCTGAAAGTTGTCTTTCATTTAGATGCCACTCCTTGCACCTTCTCAAAGGTTCTCAACCCGCCAAGTCCAAGCATACCGAACATCAGCTCCCACAAGGTTGCGTCCAGCGTCGGCATATCACCAACCTCAATCCCATTCAGTCGTGCAAGGTAAGACCCAATCGGTCGCATTACGTACTGATAAGCAAGTGCCGTAGCGCAGACCCAGCCAATTGCCGGACGCCAACCCGCAACAAACAAGCTCCCTGATGTTGCTTCAGCCTTGTTGATCTCGAGCTGGCCGACAATCTTGGCAAGCTCACCAGATTGCTGGAGCTTTAGCAGCTCGAGTTGTGCGTTGGCCTGCTGCGCTGGATCTGGCCAGACACGCTTGATGATCTCACCACCAAGCCCCAGGATCGCTTCGATGCCGATCATTTGGACCAGTGGCTGATGATCCAGCCGGCAGCAGTGCTGATGCCGCTGATGACTGTCATGCCGAACCAAAACCCGCCTTTGCTTTTATTGGCCAGTGCCACCAGTTCTTCGAGCTGGCGCTCAACCTTGTCCATCTTCTTGTCCATGTCCTGAACTTTCTGCCAGAGCACGCCATATTTGACAAGATCGATCTCGTTTCCTTCTACTGCCATCACATCAGTCTCCAATATTACACACCTTCGCCTGGCACGATATATACCGTTGATGCGCCAGCAGGAGCCAAGCCCGAAAAGAACGATTCACGCCCAAAGCGCAACACCTCAACGGCACCAGGCACCAGCACAATAGCCGCTGACGGTGTGCCAGCAACAGGAGCCACAGCATTTGCAGTTGCAATTGCAGCAGTTGAGCCAACGCCCAAAAATACCGTGTTTGCGCTGATGTTGATGATTCGATATTGGCCTGTGCTTTGGGCATTGAAACGTGCATCAACGAGTGCCTGGACGCCAGTAGAGGCAGAAGAATTCGCAGGAATGACAACTGTGTTGCCAAGGGGTGCGAATGCAATTTGACTATTCTGTGCCATGTCAGATTCCTTGTGCAGCGATGGCTGCTTTATATTCTGCAATCACTTCAGCAGAGTGTATTGCAGCACAGATGGCTTGCACACGAGCATCTTCGTTGCTGTAGTCGTCGCCAGGGGAGACAACGTGGCGGTGGAACTTGTTGCTGATTTCAACGCCATCTTCTTTGATAGCGGTTTTGGTGCGAACTTGAATGATGCCGTTTTCAACTACTTCAATCAGATCAACGGAGATAACTTTTTCCAGCATATCATTTCCTTGTTTCCAGCCACGGCATCCACCGTGACATTAAGGCTGGTGGGCCGCACCAGTACGGTTAAATTGGCTTGTACAGATTTTTTAATGGGTACAAGTTACCTAATACACCTGCTTGTCTTTGGTCAAACACATATATCTCCTTGACTTCAAAATAATCATTTGTTTGTGGGTTATTTTTTAAACACACAGCAGTTGTATAAATTCTAGAAAGTGGGTTTTGGTTATAACTGATAAATGTCTTTAGTGCATTGGAAGAGCTTGGAATGCTGTCCGCGCTTGTAACATTACCGGAGCCGTCAGCCAGTTGAAAGCTAAAACTTACATTTGATTTATAAACAATAATTACGCTAACTGCGCCATACGATGTAAGTTCGTTGACTTGCAACGTGCCATTTAGAAAAATGTAATCTGTTGATAAACCTGTCGCAGTACAAGTCACTCGCCTTGCGCCTGTCGTTAAATCGACTGCTGTTGAAAAGGTCGCCGTTGGTGGCCCAAGACCGCCAACACCAGCCGTTAACGCTGTTCCGAACGGAGAAAGCAATGCGTTCATACCTGGCAAACTTCCCAAAGGATTGCCAGTTATTGATTGCGGGACACCATTCCAAAAAGGAATTGAGCCAAAATTACATTGGCTGATGTAAAGTTGGCCGTCACCTTTAACTAAATTTTCATTTTGCGGAACACCGTTGGCCCCCGCCATCGAAACTTTTGCGTTTTGAATGAGTAGGCTGCGCTCATCTGGAAGCGGGTTTGTGCCAACAAATTCAACCAACTTATTTGCGCCAGCCGCTGCATCACCGTAGTAAACAAGACCGCCATTGACGACCATGTTACCAGTAACAATTTCAAATACGCTTGAATCGCAACCTTCGCCAATATAACAATCATTAAATGCTACAAGATCAGGCGTGTTTGAATAAACACTAACGCCTGCGCCGTATTCAAAATCGCAATTGTTAAAAACAAGTGCAATTTTTCCAAACCCAGTTGGTGACGCAAGTTTTACTGCGTATTGTGCAAAATCAGTAATACTGCACGATTCAATGTCAACACGGTTGACGTTTGATCGAAGGTCAAAACCAATGTTGCAACCCGTGCCTTCTATGTTTTCAAGAGTTCCAAGCCAAGGCTCGTCAAGGCGAATCAATGTGGAGAAGTTTTTGAATCGGCAATCACGGAGCGCGTAGTTGTGACGGAACTTAAGAGAAAACCCAACCTTTGAACCTTTGGTTGTGCCATCAAACGATAGTTTTTCCAAAATTACAGATGTGGTTATGAAGGCATCTGCGGACCGTTCTGCATTGATGAAAGTGCCAGTGCCAGTGTAAACCAGCTTGGTTGCCTCCATCCCATCGCCGAAAAGGTATGACCCGTCACGCAAAGTCAAACCGCCTACGTTGTACGTACCAGATGGAATATAGATTGGAAAACCAGCGTCAATTGCCGCCTGAAAAGCCGTGGTGTTTGTTGCTGAAGATGCAGAGGGGCTTGCACCATAATCCAACACGTTAACGGGTGCGCCGTTAATCATTGAATAGGAAACTTTAGTTAACGCCATAGCTTATACCTTATTACTAAGCGGATTGGTACGTAATACAAAATAAATACCTATACCCAGCCGACCAAGTAAGCCCTGTATTGGTAAAACTTGTCATTCCACCGTTTGTTGAGTTGGTGTTAACGTAACTAGCCCAAGAAGTCCCAATATTATCAACTTCAATTGCCAATCCAGTCCCGGCCATAGACGTTACATTCAACGCTGTAAAAGGAAAATTGGCGATACTTGCACCACCGCTTGCTGTCCCAGCAGTTGTTATTCTAAACCAGCCTTGAACCGTAACCTGACGGCCCACTTTTGTGTATACGCCAGCAGACGTGTAACTTCCCAGCGAACCGGATGTGGAAGTAATAGTAGGCGTCCAAGTGCCTTCTTCATAGTCAGCCAGCAACTCGCTTGTGCCTGTGCCTGGTGTGGCAGAGAAGTCGATGCCTTTGCCAGAGGTTCCGATGATAAGGTTGCCTGTTGAAAGCGTGACATCACCAGGCAAGGTGATGGGCGTTTGAATTTGGCTTGCGTTGATGGAATTCGTAACTGTCTTGAGCATTTCGGTTTCCTTAAACCAAGAATTCAATCACAGAAGTGACGGGTGGCGCTTCGGAGAACGTGACATTCCCACCTGCAATCGTGTAGGTATTCTGGTTCTGATAGACGCCGTTGATATAGATTAGACTTGGCACAAAAGCAACTGCAAAGATCGTTTGCGTCCCTGTCCCTGTTGCATTGACGTATAGATTCCCAGCAGAGCCTGGGAAAACATTGCCATTCAGTGATGTGTAGACTACGCTGCCTTTGCTGTCGAGAACCTGGATGCTGTAGTCGCTGCCAGTGTAGAAGCGTGCAGGCGTTCCTTGGTAGACCGGATAGCCGTTGAGCGTGCGGATCGGCTGAGCCGCTGCGATGGTCAGATTTGAGTCCCAGTAGACCGCGATCTGATTGGTTTGCGGGTTGAGATTGACCGCGCCAATCCAGATATAGCCGTTCTCCAGCGGTAGGCCATCAGTACCAGCAAATGCTGGATATGGTGGTTCAATTGAGATTGGCCTCATTGTTGGTTCTCCTGATCTAATTGGCGTCCTGTTTGGATTGCACTCTGCAAGAACTGAATGCGTGCATTCAGAGCTTGTGGCAGGTTTGCTTCTTTTGCAAAATCCCCAAACGACTTGCTCATGGCTGTGCGACGGATGGACGCCTGACTGGGTTGGCCACCCCTGGTGGCAGCCTGCACGGCCAACTCTTGGAACTCTGGTGAGGCAAAGAGCTTGGCGGCCTGCTGCACTCCAGCACCCTTGGCTGATGACATCCATTGCACGATGTCTGGTGCAATCAAGCCACCGCCAGGCACCATGCTGGCCGCGCCAGTGGCAGCACGTTGTGCCACGCTGCTGGAAATCACCCGACCCATCAAACCCTGGACCGCTGCATCGCCGAGAATCTGATTGGCCTTGCCTGTGGTCGGGATACGAGCCTGTGCATCTGCAACCCGCCTCGAAATCTCGTAGAGATCACGGGATGCACGGTCCCATTCTGGACCCATGATCTTGACCATCTGAGAGTAGACAGGAGGGTTGGCGCGAAGGCCACGATAAACTTTGGTGAATTCAGCAGGGCTGAACACGGTTTCAGCAGCTCCTGCTGCAGCACGACCAGCGGCCCTGCCTGCGGTAACAGACGCCAACGCAGTGGCCAGCGTCTCCTTTTTCAATTCATCTGGCACCACTTTCATCAGACGATTAAAGGCCGCTGCATCGCCCTTTGCAGCCGTTGAGATGGCTGTCTGCATACGTTGGGCGACACTGCCATCAATCTCCTGGCCAAATGCTCCGATGATGCGCTTCTCTAGCGCCTTTTGCTTGGCCGTTAGCAAGTTGGCTGCACGCAGTTCGCGTCGAGTCTCCTCGCCTGCCAAAGTTGCCACGTTATCCAATTGATCTTGTGCCAGTGCTGCGTACAGGCGTTTGAGGTCACCGGATGCCATGTTGTCGTATGGTGACTTCATACCACCAACGGCTTGGCCTACCAAATCCTTCTCGCGCTTGAGGCCGAAATAGGTCAGCTCTCCCTTTTCCAACATCTTGGCCAGATTGGATTCCTGTGGCGTCATGCGACCTGCAGCGCCCAGGTTGGTACGCAGTTCGTCGAGATACGTTTGCAGGTTGTTTAGGTTAACTGGTGCATTCTTCGGAACAACCTCGTCGATCCGATCGTAAATTGCCTTGGCGTCAGTTTTCAGCGTCTGCCTGGCCTGCTGCAAATTATCCGCAATCTTTTGAGATACAGCCCCAGGAGCTGGTCTGCCAGCGATAAAATTCGCATCAAACTGCTGCGACACCTCGTCGGCACGCTGGATGGCATTGCGAACGGTGCTTTCCCATGCAGCCTCTGCCTCGCCTGCTACCAGCGCACGAGTCAAGCCCACAGCACTGCGAACCTGCGGATTGTCGCTGAACACATCGAATGGCAGGTCCATGTTCAGGCGTTCGGCTGCGGCACGAGCCTCTGGGTTGATCTGCGCAAGATCAATCAGTTGGGCCTTTGCCGCTGATGATCCAGGCCCAAATCCTCCGGCCTTGCGTGCCAGGTTCAGAACGTCAGTGACGCCGACTTCTGCGGCCTCTGCAGCCACAGCTTGGGCCGCTGCAGGCGCTGCCGCTGACGGTTGCACCTCTGGCATTGCTGCAGCCATAGAAGGTGCTTCAGGCGTTGCTCCCGCCCTGGGAGGTTCTTCAAAAAATCTCGGCTCAATGCGTTGTGCCGGAGAAGGTGCCTCTGGAGCCATTGCGGTTCCCATCGACGCACCAGGAGCGCCAGGGGCTTGAGCAGGGGCTGGTGCGCGGCCTGTAACGCGCTGTACGCTTCTGCGCACGGCTGCGGTAACCGGAGGTGCCACCCGCTGCAGAATCTGCCCTGCTGGACCTGTGGCCGCCGCCAAAGCAATCTCTTGTGGGCTGACTTGACCGCCAGTGGCGGCCTGAGTTGCTTCGATGGCTGCCTGAGTTGCACCAGCGCCAGCAATTGCGCCAGGAATGGTCGCAGCTCGGCCTGCTGGCGTGAATGCTGCAATTCCACCAATTGCCCGAGGAATATCGCCCATTGTAAAACCTGGCGGGATGGCATATTCCCGCTGGTTGACGGACGATCTCAGGATGAAGTTTCCCTTTTCGTCTTGGCGCACCTGCACTCCAGGGAAATTGGATTGCAGAATCTGCACTGTCTCATTGGGATTACTGAGCAGTGACCCAAGAGCAGTTTTAAAAGATGCCACGCTCATCTGATTGAGTTCTGGCATGGTCGTCCACTCAGGCAATCGCTGAGTTTCAGGAGTTGTACGAGCTCGGCCAGTTACAGTCTCGATCAAGCCCTCGAAGAATCCCATCGGCTTTGGCTGTGATGCCGCCCATTGCTCAGGTGACATTGGTGCAGCAGCCGGCGCTGGAACCGGAGCTGCAGGAGAAGCCTGCTTAGTCTGTGATGCGAGCCATTCTTCTGGACTCATTGCGCCCCCACAGATTGTTTGTACGAGTTCCACTGTGCATCAGTGAAGTTCGCAGGTCTCGTGTAAGTTCTGCCACCGACTGTGACTGTATTTGCAGGAGTTGCAGATCGCGCAGTTGGTGCAACCTCGACTGGCGTGTAGAAGATGTTGGCCGTATTCAGGCCATATCCTTTGGCAATGCGCTCAAGACCTTGCCTGACGACTGTCTCTTGCTCGCCAGCAGATTCGTAAAGTTTTTTGGCCTGCCCTTTAAATGAATTTCGCTGAGAAGCATTGAGTCTCTCACCGCTGACGACCTTGTTGTAGATGTTCTGGATGCGTTCAGGTACACCAGTGGCATTCTGTGCAGTGGCAAACTCGCCCTCGCGCACCACTGAGCCTGGGTCCAACATCTTCATGTAGCCAAAGATCAGCGATAGATCGCCGACAGCAGTGTCCTCAGATGACAGCACTCGACCATAAGCAGACTTTACCTCTTGGAAAGGCTTTGTCTGGTCGTTGTATTCCTTGCGGAATTTAGTCTCGGCTTCTGGACGTTTTTCGACTGGAATGACGCCTGCTGCAATTTGATTGGCTTCTGCTTGTGCCCTCTTTGCATCAGCACCAGACTTTTCCGCTGCGGCATTAGATGCGCGACGAGCTGCTTTTGCTGCCTCAATCTGGGCATTCGTCAATCCAAGTTGTGCGCCAAAGGTCTCAGGCGCCAACCTTGCCTCTGCAGCCTTGATGGCCGCAATGCTATTGGCCTCGCTGATCTTGGATGGCTCTGTAGCTTGTGCGACTCTAGCTTCTGCCTGTGCTTTTTGCGCTTGAGCAACTCTCAAATCTTGCTCTGCGTTCAAGCGATCTTGATAAGTTGCTGCTTCGAGCACTTTCATTTGAGCATTGGCAACAGCAGCATCTGCCTTTGCAACTGATTCTCTGAGCGCTTCTGGTTCTCTGGCAGCAGTCCTGCGCTCATCGCGTACTTTCGTGATTCCCTCGTACCAATCCTTGCCAAACGTACCAGCCCCAAGCGACTCCACAAGCTGTGCGGCTTGCTCTGGTTTTTGATTGGCGATCGTCAGAATGTCTTGAAATGCACGCTTCTGGGCAGGATCTGTCTCAGCGTTGATGCGATCTTGAAGCAGCGTCTTTGCTGTTTCTGGGTTTGCCTCAAAGGCCAATAGAACCTGCGATGTAAATCTTTTTGAGCTATTCAGCTTATCTGCGCTCATGCTCTCGCCGATCAGCTTTAAAGCATCAAACTGCTGTTTATTTCCACCAACCATTAAACGCTGCAGCTCATCAAATGTGCGCTCGTCTGGTGGTTTTGCAAAAAACGACTTCAGTCCAGCCTGATATTGCTCCTGTGCTAGTCTTGCTTGCTCTTGTGCTGTTCTTGCTTGCTCACGCACAGCTCTGGCATCCTCGCGCTCTAATGCTCGAGCCTGTGCTTCCGCAACACCAGAACCTATCTTAAATCCACCGAGCGCCGCCTCAAAAGGGCTTTGCACGTCGACTGCGTAGTTGATCGGGGTTTGGAATGGATTGATGGTGGCCATGTTCTATTCCTTAAAATCCGAATCCCATACCAGCCTTGCCGCCTGCACCGTACTGGAACCCAAGCACCTGAGCCGGAAGGTTGAACAGGCCACCGTATGCCTTAGCCTCTGCAATTTCTCCACCAGCTCGGGCTGCCCCTTGCTGGGCCAGCAAGTTGGCCACATTGGTCCCAGACTCCATTCCAGCAGCACCGACACCGGCAGCAGATCGCTGACCCAATTGCGTCATGCCTCCCAGTCGGCCATATTGCTGCTCAATAGCTTGGCTAAGCAAAGCTGGTCGGAATTGTGCGAGTGCGCCCTGGATGTTGCCGCCGCGCAGACCACCAGTGGCCGAGGCACGCTGGAGCAATGCTTCTTCACCCTGCCGTGCTAATGCCTGGAATGTCTCGCCACCTCTAATGCGCTCAATGGCAGCTTGCTCTGCTTCTGGACCTCGTAGGCCAAGCAACGCCTGCTGCTGCTCGAGCGCAGGTGTACCAGCCTCGACATAAGGTTTGAGCAATGCTTGCAATGCGTCAAACTGCCTACGCTGTTCCTCAATACCAGTTTGCGCTGCGCCTGCTTGAATTCCTGCGGCTTCGCTTGCTGCATCGGCTTGCATTACGCTTCCGATCAGTTGAGAACCTCCAACGATTAAGCCAGTTACTGGATCAGGCATGGCTGAACTCCTTCATGTAATCTTCAAATTTCTCGCCATACAACTCCATGACGCCACCTGCATCTTCTGTCGCACGACGAGTGCCGTGGCACAGGGCCACGACCATCAGCACAACGTCATAGTATCCTGCACGCCAGACGAATGACCGTGCATCGGCCTTGCCTGATCGCTCTACCTGATCGGAACCCTGCCATTTCAAAATCATCGTCGCAACAACAGGCGCCAGGTTGTGGGAGTTAGCGATCCAGAATGAGTTCTGATTCATGCCGACCAGAGTGTTCCAGATGGCTGCGTTCAGGTCTTCGCGCTTGACTGGATCACCGTCTGCGACATCATCAAAGACCTGGATGGCTCCATAAAGCATGAGCAGCCATTCAACGGCTGGCGTTGGGAGCGCGAAAACCCTTTGCAGGTTCACTCTCAACCAATCGACATCAGACATGCGCAGCTCCTGTTCAGGGTGAGCTGCTGGCGGCTCGATAGGCTCAGCAGAAGCATTTTCCCACATTTCAGCATTTGGTCAATCACCATATTCTTCTCGATCTTCCCAAGCCTGACAGACGCGCATATCGTTGCAAATAAAGTTCAGCTTCTCACAGTGACCGCGAAATCCTGCGCCCTTGTCGTAGGCTGCCATCGGGATGCGCTCGATCTTGACTTGGGCCATAAAACTATTGTCGTAGTACTCACAGTTTGAGCAATGTTTGCGCCGTGCATCCTTTTCGGTGCACTGCATGGCCTCGGCAAGTCCTGCGTAGAACTCCTTATTCGCGCCAGGCTCATTGGTTGGCATCTCTGGGCCGTAATTCCAGTCCTGTACTGCAATGACGTAGTTCTTTTTGTTTTCTGCCATGGTGATGAATTCCTCATCCATTGGCAGGCCCATAAAGCCCTTGGGCATTATCATAAATTTGTCCATGACGTTTTCCTTTAAGTGATTTCTCGACCAGATGCTCGGATGGTTAAAGATGTGGCTGCGCTTGCGATAGTTGAGATGAACCCGCCACTGTCCAATGCCTGGCCGACCAGTTCTGGAAAGGTGTAAGTCTCGTCCGGTGCAATGGCTCTGGTGTCCACGATTAAGTTATTTGTGCCTGCGCTGCCGCCACTGGTCACCAGATTGACGCTGATGGTCACATTGCCTGCCGTTGTGTTTGTGGCCGTAAACTTGTCGATGATGGCCTTGCAGTTGGTGGCCGTGTACTGAGTCGTCTGCGTGTTCTCGGCTTGCTTGGCAGGGATAAGCACCTTGATGGATACGGTCATGTCTTGCTCCTTATGTGGCTTCGCCGCCGCTGGCGATGATTGTCAGTCCTGCTGATGCAGCTTGAATCTGAATTGTGTCGCCTGCGTTCAGAACCTCAATGCCGTTATATTGCAGTGCGTTGTTGCCTGGGACTGGCACATCGTAGAGAAACGCATTGCCTGTGCCTGCAGAGCCTGCAGATGGAACCAGAAAAACGCGCACATTGATGGCCGCTGCTGTGGTATTGGCAATGCTAAATTCCTTAAGCAGCGTGCGAGTACTGGCTGGAACTGTGTATAGCGTGGTCACACCTGTGGTGATCGCTGCTTGGCCGAGTTTGGCAGGTGTGATTACATCGAAAGCCATGTGAGCACCTGATTAGATCGCACTCGTGCGGTTTGATTTGCATAGGGCAAGATGCCGTTTACATCGTGCGCTAGTTCGATATTGTTGCGCACTGGGGCCAGGGCCAGCAATTCCAAGGCCTGGGAAAGCCTGCTGATCTGGGCAAGCGCCTCGTTTGCTGTAGCTGCTGCTGTGTCTGCCTGATACTCAAAATCAGTGCCTGCAATGACCTGGAGTTCATCAACTATGGAGAACAGCATCTCAAATTGCCTGATCTGCTGCTGATCGGTCAGGAAACTTGCGAGCTGGTCGCGGGTAAGGTTCAGCCTGCGGGAGACTGGTGCAGTTGCCATCAGTATGCCAATGCCTCGATCTGAGCCTCAAGACGTGCAAACGATACATGGGCATCACTGTCACCACGGAAACGCTGAATGCGCCAGTTGCGCATGTGGCCCTGCTGAAACCAGGCCAGTCGCTTGGCGGTGCTGCCAATCGTGCCGACTGCAATACTGCGGTCTTGACTCCAAGACAGACCGTCTACGCTGTAGCTGGTGCTGATCTGTGGGTTTTTTCCAAGGGTCACACTGCCGGTCAGGCTGACGAGCTCCAGGCGATTAAAGATGGCGCCATTGCTTTCGTTGTAGACGATAACCGTGCCAAACTCCCAGCGCACCTGCTGACCCCAGTGGTGGCCGATGTCCTGCACCAGATAACCGATGGAGCTAGACTGCGGATCTCCGACAAGCCACTTGTCGTATATCCAGACCATATTGCGTGCCCGGTATTGGCTGAAGCCAACCAATGTGGTGGTCAGAGTAAACCAGACTGGCTGATCCAAAGCCTCAGATGCTGAAGCATCGTAGACCACTGTGCGGTCTGGCAGGTGGACGTAGAGGTGCTGGTGGTTCTTGTCGTTGCGTGCTTCGAGCTGAACCTTGACCAGTTGCGCCTCGGTGTATTGCAGAAGCAGATTGTCGATTTCCTGGGTGCTTATTTTCTGGGTAGTGGCAGCTGCGCCCAGGTAAATGCCTGGGGCTTCATTGCGACCACCTCCCAAGAAAGCAATGCGTTCCAAGTAGACACAGCAGGCGTGCGTGCCAAGAACGCCTTTTTGGACTTGTGCGCCATCAATGCGTGCGAATGGGAACAGCTCGCCGCCCACATTGTCGAAGACCTCCATCGTGTTGCTGTTAAGGGCATAGACCTCATTGCGCAGTTTGATCAATGCCACAACAGGATCAGGGTCAACTTCTGAGCTGCCATATTTCAATGGATTGACTTGGGTCGGGTCTGACAACTCAGTGACAACTAAATTGGCACCATCCGTGGTCATGAAAAATCCATCAACCCAACAGAAATCCAGTACCACGCCAAGGTCTGGGTCTGTAACCTGCCTTAAGATCGGAGCCGTTGGATTCCAACCTATGGTGCCTGGCGTATTAATTGGAATCCAGTAATACAACCTTCCACCAGATGCGATGGCCAGCACATCAAAGCTGTAGTCCATCGTCACAAGATCGGTGGTTGGACCACCAACATCGCCGAGCACTGTGACAGTGCCATCGCTGGCCACAGAGACCAGCTTAGTGCCCATCACGCGATAGCAGATGCCATTCCAGTTGATGCCGCCACGGTCAACGCCTGGGCCTGTGCCATTGGCCACAATGCCATCGCCTGGGCGTAGGAATCCATTGCTGATCCCTGATGCCTTTGGAACCGGCACCATATTCACAGGATATGCGGTGCGCAGCTCTGGCGTATTGTCAGCGTAGATGCCGCTTAGGATTGGGACTTGCATCACTTGGCCTTGTTGCGTTCAGAGATGCGTTTTGCCTTGGCTTTGGCATCTGCTTTTGATGATGCACCCCAAGCCCTTAAACTCAGCAGCAGCCTTGTAGGTTCACCGTTTTTGTACTCTGGGCCAGGGTTGCCGCCCATGCGAGCCAAGAACGATGCTCTGCGTGGATTGTCGCCAGATTTAACTGGAGGCTTCAAATTCATGCCTTCAGCACGGGCAGCAGCTCGCCCCTTAGCGTTTAATCCGCCCTTGGGATTTTGGCCTTCCTTACGTGCATAGGCTGGAGTTTTCATCGAAACCTCTTAATCTTTTCGGCAACCTTCTTGGGCTGCTTTGCAAATTGTTTTCCCTTGGATGTGGCCTCACGCTTGGCCTTGGTGGTAGCCGAATACTCAGCCGAAGTCAAAGCCTCGATTGCTTTCTCTGGCAGATAGCGCTCTCCCGTTTCGCTGGACGGCTTGCCGGACTTAGTGCGCCACTTCTGTGCGCCCCAGTCCTTCAGACTTTTTTGTGTGGCTTTCATTTATAACCGCCACCTTTTTCTTTGTACTTCTTTGCCAACAGTTGGGCTTTGCGAGCCGACCATTCACCGGCTGCAGTACCTTGCACAGCAGAACCTTTGATTTCCTCAAATAGACGCTTACGCATGGTTGGTTTCGTGTAATTGCCAGCCTCATTCACAGAGGACTTGGGCTTGGTGGCCATTACGCAGCCACGCCTTTGATGACAGCAAAGTTGAAAACTGGCTGCTCAGTTGTCGTGCCACTTGTGGTGCGGAATGTGATGTTGAAACTTCCAGCACTCACTGCTGTAACCATCAAGTCGTAAAGGTCTGTGCCTGATTTCTGATTCAGGATGATCACATCGGTTGCCGCAACAGTGCTGTTGGTCACGGTGAAGGTTGCCGCTGTGGCCGAACCTGCTGCATTGAATAATGTGATCGCACCAGATGTCTTGTTGATCGTCACTCCTGTTGTTCGGCTTGTGCCTTGGGTGACAGTGCCGCCTGCTCCTGTGGCATAGCCCAAGCCAGCGGTGCCAGTTGATGCAATCACTCCAGTAGCTGTCAAACTTGTGCCTGTTGCCGCTCCAATGTTTGGTGTAATTAAAGTTGGGGTGTTATTGAACACCAGCACACCA